TTTAACGGTGAGTACCTTACCATCTAATGGATTATCAATATTTTGATTTAGAAGGAGGTGTGCCTTACTCGTATGCATACGCTCTATGATTTCTGAAACTTTTTGAGGAATCACAAAGCGTATATACTTTTTGTCATTATGATCATAAAATGGTTCATACACTTTAGCTGTGAACTTCATCTAAGATACACTAAAAGTAAAACTATAAGTAACACTACGAGCATTATTCCAATGTGGGTTAGTAAGATTGGTTTCAGTGGTTTTCTCGTTCCGAAGCATATATGGCTTAGGGCTCGCGAAACTTCGACAGAGGCCTCAATACTTGAATATGGTGTATGTCTAGGAGACATCATACCACACATAGCAACCTTTGAGCATTTCCCAAAGAAGGGAAGCTGTCCCTTAAGGCTGAGCACACCAGAGGATTGTGAGAAGTTCCATTTGTTTTCTTTCCATTCAGCACCCCAACCAATTCTAGCTGAGGTGGGTTGAGGTAATCGGAGCTGTCGAATAACTTCTTTCTTTAGGGTTTCAGGGTCAGAACTCAATACCTCTTTACCGAGATCGCATATGACACACGAGACGGTTTTACCATCTATGAGTACCTTTGGTTGGAGATTCCACTTCGTTTCTATAGCTATTTCTAGATCCGACTTAAGTTCAACTGGTTGATCGTAATCAAGTAAAACATTTATAGCACCATATGTACTTGGTCTAAGTTTGGCATCAGCATCAGGTCCCCAGTTGTCACCAAGTATGTTTAGGGCAGGGCTATTATCCATACACAAGAAGAGAACACCATCATTCACAATCCTTTCACCCGAAAACTTGGCGATGAAATCATTTTTACCATATTGAACATCCAGAAGTTCGGCACCAAATACAAAGTTGGCACCCGCGTTTAGTACTGCTTCTTCCATCGCATCACACATAACCTTACCAGAAACACGTTGAGTGTACCTCTTTGATAATAGGACGTGATTCCAATTGTTTACAAGTTCATATGCACTCATAACATCCCAAGTTACACCATCCATTATGAGAGGGATATGTTCAATGAAATCTTTAGCTTTTTTGGTTAGGGGTCCTACGGCATCCTTCACTGAAATAGTTTTATACTTCTTGGGATCCCAAAGAACTTTAGCTATGAGACTTACAAGGGTTTTATAGTCATCATATTGTAAACTTTTAAGAGTAAAATCCCATACACCACTGTCCTCCTCTAAAATGAACATCTTGTCCCAATCAATTTTCATCTCGTCAAGCAGGGAACGAGTATTTATGAATGCTCGATCAAAAAGAATTCTGTGTGCATGAAGGTCACGGGTCTCAATATCAGGCTCCCACCAAGAACCACCTGCTGACAGTTTCCTGTCATAAATGGTAACGTTATGGTCACCTGATCGTAGAATTTCCCACGCAAGGGAAAGCCCTGTTGGACCGGCGCCAACAATGTGAAAATTCATTCTACTTTTAACAGATATTTTTTAAACACCTAAGATATTTTCATACTTATAGAAAAAACCTATAGTTAATGTAGGATATGCTGTCTATATTCAGCCAGGCTAATACGGGGACGCCACCTGTCAAATTGCCGCCAAATCAAAAGGTGAAAACTTGGAAATTTGCCGCCAAATATATTTGGAAGGAGAAGTTCACCGAAGATAAGGCGGAGCTTGGGAGATGGACAAAGAATGAGCTTTTGGAACTTGGTCCCACGTTTGTAAAATTAGGACAGATCGCATCAACCCGTGGTGACTTATACCCACCGGAGTTTACGCGAGAACTGGAATCTCTTCAAGATAATGTACCACCCTTTGATTATAATCTTGTAAAAGACGTCATAAACACCGACATTTTCAAAGATTTTGACGAGGTTCCATTTAAATCCGCTAGCATTGGTCAGGTTCATAGAGCTACACTGCATAATGGTAAGCAGGTTGTTGTAAAATTAAAAAGACCCGGGATCTATGACATCATGAAGTCTGACACGAACACTGTTCGTAAGATTTTGAACTTCGTACAGTCGATTGGTATTGACACTGGTTCGAGTTCAAACTTTGTACTCAATGACTCGATTGAATATTTACTGGGAGAATCAGATTATGTACAAGAAGTAGAGAACGCAATTAAGTTTAGAAGATCACTGAAAGATGTTGATTGGATTAAGATTCCACGTGTGTATAAGAAGTATTGTACAGATGAAATGATTGTAATGGAGTATGTACCAACAGAGAAAATTACTGAAGTGAAGAATAAGAAGATTAATAAGAAGAAAGTTTGTGAAGCCCTTGTAAACTCATATGTTATTCAAACTATGGAAACTGGCCTGTTCCACGCAGACCCACACCCCGGAAACCTGGGAGTCTCAAAGAATGGAAAATTGGTATTCTATGACTTTGGTCTACTCATAAAGCTCACTGATGAATTGAAACAAGGATTTGCGGACTTATTTGCTGGTATCATAAAACGAGACACAAGGACCATAGTAAAAATCTTGATTGG